GTCAAATTTCGTTATACTGTTGGCTGGTTGTCACATGTTCACTATTTCAACGCACGCTACCTTGCGATACAATGTACCGCGTACCGCGAATTTTCGACGCTGGGATTTTCGCGGTTCGGGCTGGCGATGCGGTGTGATATAGATATGATTCATGTATGTGATATAGCATATCAATAACACGTATCACATTACAACTATAACCATCGGTGCTTTGTGGTAAACACTGACGGTAGTACAACTGAGAAACCGAAGAAGAAACCGGCGACGAAAAGAAAATCGCCCAAGCCTAAGAAAGTCACTGGCAGCGCATACGAACGCAAGCGAATTGCGGAGGCTGCTCGCAGTTCTGCGAAGTCGAAATCCGGTCGTGATATCGGACCCATCCCGCCCATTGCGAACGTCGAACGCCGTGAATCCTGCCGCACTTCTCTCCGCCTATTCTGCGAAACGTACAACCGCGATGCGTTCGGGCTTCACTGGTCAGATGATCACCTACGCATGATTGCGCGGCTCGAGGAGGCGGTGACTCTCGGTGCACTGTTTGCGTTCGCAATGCCGCGCGGTTCCGGCAAAACGACCCTTGTGCGAATGGCTGCGCTGTGGGCGCTGTCGTACTCGTTATCGAACTACGTGTTTGTGATTGGTGCGAATGCCGCGAAAGCCGAAGACACACTCGAAGCGATCAAGACTTACTGCCGATTCCTGACTGAATTCGCGGCGGACTTTCCCGAAATCACGTACCCAGTCAACGCGCTCGAAGGCATCCCTCACCGTGCGGGCGGTCAGACGTCGCAGGGTAATTCGACGCTGATCGAGTGGGCGAAAGACTGCGTACGATTCCCTACTGTCCTCCCGCCCAAAAACTGGCCGAAAGAATGGCCGTTGCGATCGGATGGCATGGTGCCGACCTCGGGGCGTGTGTTCGCGGCGTCGGGTCTGACCGGTGACGGGATTCGCGGTTCGCTCAAGACGCTGTCGACTGGCCAGTCAATTCGTCCGGACCTCGTGTTGATTGACGACCCACAATCGAGCGAGTCGGCGCACAGCGTGACACAGAACGCGACACGGGAACGGCTGATCTCGGCTGACGTGCTCGGGATGGCGGGACCGGGCCGCAAAATCTCGGCGGTGATGCCATGCACCGTGATTGCCAAGAACGACATGATCGATCGGTTACTGGACCGGTCGTTGCATCCAATGTGGCGTGGCGAACGCACGAAAATGCTCCGCACCTTTCCCGCCCACTTGGAGGGCTGGGAGGCGTACTTCGAGATATATCGTCAGTGCGCGATGCGGGAACCCCCCGACTTCACCGAATCGAACGCGTACTACATCGCTCACCGCTCCGCCCTTGACGCCGGGGCGGAAGCGAGTTGGGCGGCACGGAAACTGCCAGACGAGGTGAGTGCGATCCAACACGCGATGAACCTCTATTGTCGCGATCCGAAAGCGTTTTTCTCGGAGTACCAAAACGATCCGCAAGACACTGAGGGAAGCAAGTCGTCAGAGATTACGCCAGCGGACGTAACGAAGAAACTGAACCGCGTCAATCGGCTCATGGTTCCTCGTGAGTGCACGCGACTGACGTCGTTCATCGACGTGGGCGGGAAGGTGTTGTGGTACGCGGTCTGCGCGTGGGACGAGCGGTTCGGCGGCGCTGTGGTCGATTACGGAACGTTTCCGCGTCAGAACCGATCGTACTTCGCAGCGTCGGACGTCCGCCCGTCGATCCAAGATGTTTTCCCCGGTATGTCCGAAGAAGCTGCGATCTACAAGGCACTTGAAACGCTCACGGAAACAATCCTCAATCGTGACTACATTCAGGCTGAAATCGAATCTCCCGTGCGAATCAATCGGTGTCTCATCGACAGCGGGTGGAACACGGACACGGTCTACCAGTTCTGCCGACAATCCGCACACTCGTCGATCGTGCAACCGTCAAAAGGGTACGCGGTGACTGCTGCGGGGAAACCTATGGCCGAATGGCCGAAACGTCCCGGAGAGCGGGCGGGGTGGAACTGGCGTGTCAGTGTTCCCGGAAGCTCGTCGGGTCGACTGTGCACGTTCGATCCGAACACATGGAAGACGTTCACGGCGGAGCGGATCTTGACACCACACGGCGCGGCGGGGTGCCTGTCGATCTTCGGTAACGAGCCGTACGTTCACCAGTTGTTCGCGGATCACCTTTCGAGTGAGTATTGCACGGAAACGACGGGACGCGGGCGAACGGTGAACGTGTGGCAGGTGCGACCGGACCGCGTGGACAACCACTGGTTTGACTGCATCGTCGGGTGCGCTGTGGCCGCGTCGGAACAGGGGCTTGTGTGGAACGCCAGTGACAAGCCAACGACGCAATCTGGACCGCGCAAAAAGCGAAACCTTGCCGAACTGTACGCTCAACAACGGGGGCAATGATGGTCAGGATGAACGGTATTCAATGTCCGAAATGCACGCACGTCGTCGGCAAGAAGTTTCGGTTTCGCACCGTGAAAACGATGCACCGCGTCGGCTCGGTAGTGCGTGTACGTCAGTGTACTAGTTGCGGCCACGAGATACGGACACGCGAATCAGTCGAGTCGCTTCAGACAGGCAAAAACTAAATTTAGACAACTGTTGTCCGTTTCCTGACAAACTGCAATCAATCACTCTCCCGACACGAACGCATTACGCGACGATAGACACAGTATCTCACGCGACAACTCGCGACCTCAACCGGGTGACACTGTGGCTAACGACCTCACACAAACGATCGCTACTGCTGCTGCTACGCCAGCGGCGGCGGCGTCTGACGGTCAATCCGCTACTTCCCGCCCAATTGCCGATCTGATCGCGGCGGACCAGTACCTTGCGGGCCGCGTCGCTGCGGGCAACCGTCAACGCGGCTTGTCGTTCAGCAAGATCATCAAGGCCGGAACGATGCCCGATGGCACTTCTCCCCGCCCATTCAACTACGGGGGCTAATCAGTGTTCGAACGGGTCCGATCGTGGTTCGGTGGTGGTAGCGCAACCGTGGGGAAACCTGCGGTTCGCGCCGCGTACGACAACGCACGGACCACGAAGGAGAACGCGCGGAACTGGCAGACTGTTGACTACTTCAGTGCGAAAGCGGCGAACAGTTACAGCGTGCGGCGTGTTCTGCGCACTCGCTCCCGCCACGAGGTGAGCAACAACCCGATTCTCTTCGGTGTCGTGAACAACAACGCGGACGACCTAATCGACAGCGGGCCGACGCTGCAAATGTCGACCACGAACAACGCGTTCAATCGCAAGGTCGAAACGCTGTGGAACGAGTGGTGCGACGAGGTCGAACTTGCTGAGAAACTGCGAACGGTCAAGCTGGCGAAGGAAGTCGACGGGGAAGGAATTCTCCTTTTCAAGACGGTCGACGAACTCGAATCGCCGGTCAAGTTGTACCCGTGCGACGTCGAAGCGGACCAGATGACGACGCCGTCGCCACAGAACTACGCGGAATTTTGGGTCGATGGGCTGGTGCTGCATCCGATCACGGGTCGACCAACGAAATACCATTTCCTGCGAAGTCATCCCGGTGACTTCTTCTTCCCGAACTTCAACCCGCTCGAAGTCGATGTTATTGCCGCGTCGCACGTCGTGCACTGGTTCCGCAAGTTCCGACCCGGTCAGGTGCGCGGCATCCCGGTATTCACGTCGTCACTCGATCTGTTCACCGAATTGCGTGCGTTCCGCAAGGCCGTTCTCGGCTCCGCCCAAATCGCGGCGTCGTTCGCGGCGGTGCTCGAAAGCGAGTATCCGCCAAGCGTGACGGACCCCGCCGAAGACGAGCCGTTCGTGCGTGTCCCTATCGAACGCGATGCGATGGTGATGCTCCCGCACGGCGTGAAGATGAGCCAGTTCGACCCGAAGCAACCGACAACGACTTACGATTCATTCCAAGAAAAATGTGTCGGTGAGGGGTGCCGCCCGTTGGCGTATCCGCTCAATCTCGCGTTAGGAACGTCGCAGAAATTCAACTTCTCATCCGCCAAGCTCGATCACATTAACTATCGCGGCGCGCTGACCTGCGAACGTACCGAATGCGAACGTGTCGCGCTGAATCCGTTGTTCAATACGTGGTATCGCGAAGCTGTTCTCTCGGGTGCGATACCCGCATACGACGGACTCGAAAAGGTTCCGCCGCACGAATGGCACTGGCCGGGATTCGAACCGCTCGATCCGACCGTTGACGCGGCGGCTGATCACGATCGACTTGCGAACGGGACACTCACCTATCGCGAGTTTTGGGCGCGTCGCGGCTACGACTGGCGTGACGTGTTGGCACAACAGAAACTTGAACTTGACGAGTTGAACAAGCTCGGCTTGCAGTTCGGAAACCCGGCGTCCAAGACGATCAAGGAAGACGACGCGACGCCGGAAGGGAAACAACCAGGAAAGACCGAACCAGCCGACGACAACGCCAATGATAACGAAATGGCG